TGCGTATCTTTTTCCGCTTTTTGATGCCGTTCTTTTGTTTTACTGTCTTGTACGTTGTTTTACTGAATTTTGCTAATTTTTTGCCTATGTACTTGCGTCCAGATAGATTATTTGTGATCTGATAAACAAATCCCACACATTCTTCGGGCAGTGTCTCAACTGGGGTGTCTTGATATTGCCATGTCATGTGAGTTTTGGGAAATTGCCTTTTGTGTTATAGTTATCTACATTACCACAAACATGCATATTTTTCATCTACTAATGCACTTTTGCATTTGGTTTGGCATTCCTGCCATTTAAATGATTGAAATTTTTCTGTCCAAAAATCATCTCTTATTACGTCTGACAGTGTTTTTGTGTTTAAATCAAAGTTTTTTGCTAGTTGCTGCCAGTCTGAATTGTGATTGTATCTGTTGGCTACCCAACAGCAGGGAAATAATCTGCCTCGAGCATCAATGTATAATCCTTTGTTGCCTATTTCGCATAACGGAGTAACTCCGTTACGACTTTTAGTTTGATTAAATAATTTCTTGTTTGTAGGTGAAATTGTTTGCTCTGAGCCAGCGGCGGTCAACGCAATTGCATTTCGTTCAAATCGATGCGTATTGCTCACAAACTTTAAATCGGGTTGTAGTGGATCATCAATGCCGTAAGATGGATACACACTACCAAACTTTGTGCTTTTAGTAAGTTGAAAAACATCCACTCCCAGTTTTTTAGCAAACTGTTGCATGAAGTCTAGATGATCTTCATTGAACTTGAATGCAATAGCAGCCCAGACAATTCGGCAACGGCTAGTGGCTCGTAGGGTTTGCAAGCCTGTTATGATGCTATCATAATCGCTGTTTACACGATACAAGTTGTTGCTGTTGTTGTCGTAACCGTCAATACTAAAATGCACACTGTCGTTGTGACCCAACAGTTGACCTAGTTCAATCCACCAAGATAGTTTTTTGTGACTACCATTGGTAATGATAACAATCTCAACTGGCTTGATATCTTTGATATATTGGATAACTGAAATCAAGTCGTGTGCATAGATAGGATCACCGTCGTCGCCGCAGAACGTAATTTTTTCTACGTTTGCTTGCACAAACTCTGGAGTAAAGTTGCGTTTAAAAAACTCTAAATTGAGTTCAGTATTCACAAGACCATTGGGCACTTCTTGGCGAGCACATCGAGGGCATTGCAAGGTACACTTGCTGGATATTTCTATATGAAAATGCCAAGTAGCCAGCATTATGCAATATCCACATCTGTGTTATAACTGGTAAAGCCGTTTTCTTTTACAACTTTGAGAATGTTCTCCACACGTCCAGCAAGCTCGTCTCTATGGCTTACAAGCCAAATACTCTTGTGGCGTTCACGAGTCATCTTCTTCAACAGCGCCAACGCATTCTCCACACCTTGTGTGTCCAGCCCCGAGTCAATCATTTCATCAATGAACAAGATGTTGATAGGGCTGTACAAACTTTCCCATACATCACGGAATGCCCAGCTCATACTTAAAATAAGTCTATTGCGTTCACCGCGACTCAAGTTGTCAAAGTCCAGTTCGCGTCCCAGTTCCTCAATGCTCACACTCAAATCGTTTTGGAACTTCACTGTGTGTGGCAATCCAATGCGATCCAAGTAGTGTGTGAGTCTTGCGTTTAGATAACTCAAGTTCTGATCAATGATCTTCTTGCGAACAAATGAATCTTTGCTGGTTAAAAGTTTTAACAAGAACTCTTGATGGTCTTGTACTTTGGTCAGTTCGTTAATTTTATTGTAGTCAACCACTTGCAAGGCCTGTTGTTGCATGTCCTCAATCTGTTCGCTGTAGGGATCAGTTTCAGCATGCTTGCTGGTGATCTGTTGTAGCAGGTTGTTAACTTGTGTAGAATGTTTGATGGCCTGTGCTTCTGTGTCGTAGTGTGTGACAGGCTGTGTGCCCAGTTCCACCGCCACATAGCCCAGCAATTGTTCAGCATAAGGATCTGCTTCTGCTGATTTGTCTGTGATTTTTTGTTGTATGTTTTCTAATTCACTGCTGTGACGAATGGCTTCAGCTTCAGTTCGGTAATGTATTGTGGGTTTTGTACCCAGTTCACCCAGTGCTTGCAGTGCCGCAGTATTTTCAATCCACTGACCATTGGTGGCCAAGTACTGCAACGCTGATTCTTGTAGCAATTTTCGTTTGGTTTCCAGCACAGTTTCGTGAGCACCGTCGTGAAACTCTTGACCACAGGCATAACACTTGTGTGCTTCCAGTTCAGCAATCTCTGCCCGGAGTTTGTCCGAAATCTTTTGTTCTCGGGCTTCGTCTGTGACACAACGAGCAATAAGTTTTTCAAGTTCAGCAATGTCCTTGGCTTGTTGATTGTATGCAGACAAGTCTTGATGTGCTTGCAGTTCTGCAACAATATCAATGTGACTGAGTTTGTTGTAGCTATCTTGCAAGGCAGAGATTTCTTTGGTTTGTGTTTGCTGCCATGCAGTTTGATATGCCAGCAATCGATCATGTGCGTCTGCTTGCTTTTTACGTTCGTTCCATACAGCAAGATCTTTGTGTGCCAGCAACTCTGCTTCAATGTTGACTCGGGCCAAATCATCGTACTGACCCACAAGGTATGCCAAGTCACTGTCATATTTCTTTTGCCACAGGCCTTGGCGGCGGCGTAGGCTTTCAATCTGTTCTTCAATACGCTTGTTAGCTTCTTGCACAGCACGTACTCTAAACTCTTCAGAAGTGATTGAATCTTTTGTGGCCTTGTTAAGTTCTTTGATGCGGTCAGCACGTTCACTCAACACAGTAATGCCCAACAACTGCTCAATAATAGTGCGTTGTTCGTTGGCTTTCAAACTCAAAAAAGGTTCTGTGTAAGTGTTTAGTGCCAAGATGTGCTTGAACATGTCGTGGCTCATGCCAAACACATGTTCAATGGCATCCTGTGTTTCGCGACTGTCGCCTTGTGCATCGTCTGTGGCAGTTTGTTCTTCGCTGTCCACATAGAAGCGCAACACATTGGGTTTGCGCCCACGTTCAATCTTGTATGTTTTACCATTCACAGCAAAGTCAAGACTGACCAACATGCCTTTGCCGTTGGTCTTGTTCACAAGGTTGTCCTTGCGAATGTTGCTGAGTGCTTGCCCATACATAGCATAACTCAAGGCATTGATGATGGTGGTCTTGCCTGTGCCGTTGCGGCTGCCGTCGCCGCCTAGGTCCAAATTCTCACCCAGTACCAGGGTAAGGTCTTGACGGTCAAAGTCAATGCCTTGTGTGGCAGCGCCCACACTCATGAAATTTTTAACAGTTAAGTTTTTAATTTGAATCATACAGTTCTATTATACACATATCCCATTGCTTCTGCAATCTCACGATGATTTTTAGAAAAACTTTCCTCTCGCACCTGATCAAACCATTTGGTATTAGATCGGAACTCTTGTCCGTTGCTGTCTGGCAGTTCTTGAATTATTTTAATAATGTTTTGTATTTCATTCCAATGATGATTTTTAAATTTCTTAATAACAAGTTCTTTGGCTTCTCGAGTCAAGTATTGCAATTCCATGCCTACTCCCCGGGCGTGACTTACAAATATTGGAAACCCGTGTTTGGTTGCCCAATCATACACTTGATCAATGTAATAAACGTTCATGATACTGATGGTTGGCATTACACTGATAGAAAGATTAGGCAACCCTAGAGATTTGAGTTTTAAAATATTTTCTTCAACTTTGTGCCAGTTGCCGCCTCTTTGCAAGTCAAATTGATCTCCAATTGCGTCAATGCTAAAATGTATGTCTACTAATTTAAAACAATGCCAGTATGGCAAAAACTGTTCAGGCCAGATAGATCCATTGCTGTTATAATGCAATCGGATGTTTCTAGCATGATTGTTGTTGACTGCTAGTTCTAAAACTTTTTTAAATTTTTTAACTAAAAATGGTTCGCCACCATACATGTCGATGTTTTTTATATTGGGTAAATGTGTTATAATTTGATTGGTGAAGTTTTCGCTCTCTCCCCAGTTGTCCTGGGTTACTAACTTGGTACCTCGAAACTCATGTTCCTCTTGTGCAAACAATGTACTGCTTCCTGGACTACAT